GCATCCCCCACAGGTTAGCGATTAGCTAACCCGCCCGCAGAGACAAAAGTCTCAATCCTCACGCTTTGGCAAGCGCGGGGATCCCAACCCATTTGATTCGGAACGTATGGGCACGTTCTTGACCCTCATACCGATCGGTCTGGTACCGATCAGTACGGTCATGATTCTCAAGGAACCACTTCAACAGTCCGGATTCCCCATCCACAGTGTAAGACACTGTTTGGGGGACCGCACGGGGGAACCGTTCCTCCCAGGTGTGATAGTCGGCATTCCACCGACCTCTCCACTTTGGGCGTAGAACAGAATCCTTTGCCATGACGGATACGGACTCATCCGACTCGCTGAACAACCTGCTAGGGATGTTCATGATCTTGTCGATCTGCTCGTCGGAGGCCTTGACGGTCCTCCACAGGCCGCTGCGATAGCAACGGTTGCGGAAGTCGACAAAGCGATTGATGAGGGCTGCATCACCACGAGAGGTAGGAACCTCCGCCCGGAGCCGAACGACAGACACATCTGTGCCATCGTAAAACTCGGTTCCGCAAGACTCTCTGAACTTTCCAGTCCAGAAACTCTTGTGCTGATTGACCTTGAAGCCGAAAGACTCCAGGTTATCAATCACGCGGTCTACTGCCTCCACTGGGACAATGATGTCGTCCCCGTAGACGCTCAGCTTGCCGGGTAGGACCCGGCGAGCAGGGAATTCTGAGCCCCACACACCCATCGCGGAGATGATCGTAAAGATCATCGCTTCAACAGGGAATGTAAGGGCCGACCCCATCGAGGCGAACTTGGCGAGGCGGAAAACCTCACCATTCACGTTCGCCCTGGTTGACCTCGTCGCCATGACGAAGTCACGCAGATGTGGATGATACCGGAATAGCTCCTCAGCTATTTCGGCATGCACTCGGTCAGATGCCTCACTCCAGTCGAGCGTGGCAAGGTCACCAGAGATCGAACCCTCACGGGCAAGATCTTGGTTCCTAGTCTGATCAGTGAATCCGAGGATCCTGGCAAGCCAGGATTCCTCAACTCCCGCGTATATCTCGCGCTTGAGACCCTGCTGTGCGAACTGCACAGTGGAGGGCTCGATCGCGATGATTCGTGGAGTCTTCTGTGTTTTTGGGACGGAAATAACCCTGACGGGTATTTCGTCCGAGGGGGTCGTGTGCTCACGGCGAGTAGTCCGATGGACATTCTGGGCATAGAAGGAGTGAGGGAAAACCTCTTCCAATCTCTCTGTCCAGTACTCGAAGTCCCATCGTTCGAGATGCGAGAGCTTCTCGGCGACGGCACCAGGACCGTGACGGGGGATCAAGGCGAACTCGGCGACCAAGGTCTCGAGCTTGTCAAAAAGATCCCCGAACAAGTAGAGTGTCCACCGGTTAAAGGTGGACCACTTCTCTGGGGCGATGCCCTTCAAGAAGTGCTCTGCGAGTTCCACATCAGTTTGGATGAACTGCGAGAAAGCTGCCTGAACCCTTTCGGGGGTACAGTCCCTCTCGAGTTTGCCCGTCAGGTTGCATATCTGACGGACTGCCCAGATCGAGTTTACGTCTGGGTCATCCAATAGTTTCCCATCCTGAGAGAACACACGCGCGAGGAAACCTCCGAGAAAACGGGGGAGCCCTCTCCAGTGATCGAAACCGGTCACTGAATGGCGCGGCCATTGCCCATCAGCGAGACCTTTCTCAAGGGCCTTCGCAAGGGTTGGCAGGGTGATAGTTAGGAAGCTATCACCTTCGTGTTCCCAACGAGAGAGTAGAGTTTGCTCGTCTCGTTGCACGTGAGTAGCGCAAAGTAGTCCTGCGTCCTGCAGGACTGCCAGATGGAGAGTTACCAGGCTTTTCAAGCCTCCTCCTTTTCAGGGGGTAGTGCTTCCAGCCGGTAACTTGCTTCCTCTACCGCTGACGATTCGCAATGATCGCGAAAGCGCTGATACTGATACACATCAGAAAAGCGATCCCAACGATCATGAGCGCCTCAACAGCGGTCACTTCTCACCAGCCTGGATCTTCTTCAGGTTGGCCTTGGTCGAAGCCTCGAGATGCGTGGTAAGCGCGTCATAGAGAGCCTCAACAGGTGCCAGCGCGACCCCGGTAGGGGTAGCGAGGGTAACCGTGACGGCAGGGCGCTCATAGCGGGAAAGACCCGTGAGAGCATCCACAACCGTGACGGTCTGAACAAGGGTGATCGACGCGCGATTGATCCCATCCTTACCCAGACGCTGGGTAACAAAGAGATCGACCTTCGCATCGCGATTCGAGTAGACGTGCGTTTCCGCACGCTCTTCGATTCGAGGAAGAGAAGTGGCCGTACCAGAAATGGTAACGGACTGAGGATCGGCAAGCACCGGTTCTCCTATTCTGCCCCGTCCGGGGCGGTGGTGTTGGTTTTCACTGTGTTTTGAGCAATCAGAGCCTTGTGAGCCCCAATGCTGCAAGGATAGCAGCCTTCTCGCCTGTGGGGCGAGAGTTACTGGTACCCTCGAATCCGAAAGGATTAGCACGTACTCGCCGCTTGCGCACATAGCGCTGCGTACCGGTCCAAATCTTAGGACCAGTATAGCTCACCGTCGCAGAATTAATGTGACGGAGAGACGCAACGGAGTTATCGACCGAAACCTCGGTCGTCTCCATTGCGTAGCAGTACGTACTGAGGACGCGGTTGGACACCGCAGCCTCCATGGATGAGATGGCACCGCCTATATCGGCGAACCAGTCAACCATCCATGACCAGGGAGAGAGTTGCCAAAGGACGGCTGGAGTAATCTCGAGAGAAACGAGAGTCTCCAACCTGTCCATATACTTGGACGGGTCGAAACCTGCCTTGGGTATATAGACAAACTCACCTTCTATCGACCGGATGATGGAAGTACG